AGAATTGTATTTTATTATAAATATTAATTTTATTGCATTTTGTAATTAGATACAGACATTGCTGTTCCTACTTTTGTACCATCTAAATAAACATTTCCTCCTTCAGTAACTGCTTGGATTAATTGTTTTAAAAGAGTATTAGTTTCATTTGCTTGTTTTATAACTGGGGAATTATCTGATAATGGAATAACGGCTTCAGGTCCTGCTTCACCTACAAGGGCATTAGTTGGGCCTGTTACTATACCTCCCTCAGCCATTTCTGTACGATCTTTAATTGACCAGTCGTCTCCAAAAGCATCACCACTAACCCCATAATTGGTTTGTGCTGATGCTTCGGCTGTTTGGATTTGTGCTTTAATAGCACTATCTCCAAACTCAGCCCCAAATAACCACCCAATTCCCGAAATTAGGTCTTGAACTGCAGCCACCCCCACTAATACGGTTTGTATCATAGGGTCTAAAAATTTCATAATACTTCCTACTAAACTAAAAACATTAGCTATTATATCTATTATAGGCATTATAGCATTTCCTACAATTACAAATACTTCTTTTAATTTTTCAACAGTGGCATTAAATTTATCTTGTGCTCCTACTTGATTATTTAATTGATCAACCCCTTCTTCTTGAAGGATTCTCATTGCTTCTGCTTCCCCAACCTGTGCCTTCAAAGTATTAAACTTTTTAGTTGCTTCAGCAGCATCTTCGGCTGATAATCCTGTTAATTGGTCTTGGAGTAAGAGTGTTTCTGCTAGATCTTCTCTACTCATACCTACAGATTTAGCTAATGCTTCCTGTTGTATTCTATTCATTTTGCTGAACTCAGCGGAATCCCCTACTTGGTTTGCTATTTCTTTAGCCACAGTAGCTAAGTCTCCATTCAATGCTGCCGTTCTTGCTTTTTCTAAATTTAGTTCTTTACCTGTTAGCAGTTCCGCTTCCATTTCTGCACTAATAGATGATTCAAAATCAAGTAAACTACCAGCAATATTCTCTACTTTACTTAATTCCATACCTAAAGATTTAGCAGTTGCAACTGACTTAGCTATTAATCCTGGGTTTTTACCTAGTGATAATGTAGTAGCAGCTGATATTTTATTAATGTCTTTTAGTAATTTTTGTTCATTAAGTTTAACACCATTTTGTATTGCTGAAACTTTTGCTTGTGCTAAAAATTGACCTGTAATTTCTTCTGTTGATTTAGTAGTACCTAATTGAAGTCTAGCTATACCTTGAAGTTCTTCGTTAGTAAACCCTGACATTTCTCTAAGTTTAGTAAATGAAATAGCCATTTCATTTGATAACGTAGAATTAGTTCCTAATGAACTATTAATTGCTGAGAATGTTTCTCGTATACCCTTTGTATTAACAAATATATTACCTGAAGAGGTAGCTATTTGAGTGAATGACTTTTGCATTTTTAATGACTCTTTATAAGTCATCCCAAATGATTTAGCCATTTTAGAAGCTTCGGCGTCTATTCCTTTCATTGCATCTACAAGTTCTTTAAGTAGATATAAAGGTCCTAAGGATTTCATTAACGATTTTCCTAAGCTTTTAATACCTTTCATCAACCCGGATATGCCTGTTCCTGCTCCTTTGCTAATAACAGACATATCTTTTTCACCTATGCCTATTTTTTTACCTTTTGCACTTGCTGCTGTTCCTTTTAGTAATTTACCATTTTTATCTAAAAGTTTATCCTCTAAGCCTAATCTTTTTATTACTTCTTCATTTAACCCTTTACCTGTTTTTAATGATTCTTTATCTAATTCTCTTTGTTTTAATTTAGCTTGATATTCTTTATCAAGGTTTGCTTCTATAACATTATCTGTGTCTGCTTCTTTAGCAGCATTCGCAGCATCAGTAAATGCACTTGTAAATTTATTTAACCCAGGTATAGCATTTGATATTTCTTCTAACCCACCGAATAATTTAGTACCTGCTTTACTTGTAATTTCATTTTGAAAATCAATTACTTTATCTAAGGAGTCTAAATATTCTTTTTCTTGAGCTACTCGACCTTGAATTTCTTTTAATTGGTCTCCTTCAAGTGTTCCAGAAGCTATAGCTTGTTTTAGTCTTTTAAATTCTAACTCTGCTAATATTTTTTTATCTTTTATTTCTTTTTTAGATAAAATTGCTTGACCACTAAGAACTGAAGTGAAATCTTCGGATATTCCTATTAATGATTTAAAAGATTTTTTAGAAACCGATAAAGCATAGTTAGATTTTTGAAGTTCTTGGATGCTATCTCCTAAAGATTTACCAAAGTAATCAATATCACTATTAACAGCATTAAGTTCTCTTCTTAAACTTTTAAGTTCTTTAGTAGCTTCTTCAACTTGACCGGTCCCAAATGCTTCGAAATCTACTTGTCCTAACTCTTTTTTAAGGAGACGAATCTGTTCGTTGATTTCTTTTATATTATTTAAGTTAGATTTAGCCATTTAATATTTTGTTATAAATATTACTATTTATAACTTGTTTTACCTTTATATGGCTTTGATGCTGCATTAAAGTTCGCTTTATTTACAGTACCATCAGGAGATACTAAAGATGTATTTCCCTTCTTTTGGGATTTAGTATTTTCATATTGTTTTTTTTCATTATCGTAATATTCATTCATTTCGTAAAGAGTGAATTTACGTAACCATATAGGCATATTATATATAGTATGCCAATCATATCCACCTTTACTATGGAATACTATACTATGGATAGATTGAAATAAATATTTTCGAAACTCAGGTGAGTTATCAGGCGTCAGGCCAAAAAAAGTTTAGTCCTATAGGGACTGTGACCTCCTCTCCACTATCAAGTACTACCGATAGATCTACATCTGGTTGGATATTTCTAATATGTTCTCGGAATGATCTAGCGTCACGTGCTAAGAAATAATTATCAACAAATTCTCTAATTGTTTTTGTTTCTTCATCCCCATCAACTGAAACAATCATATGTTTTAATCTAGTAGTTAATTCTGATGATGAGTTTGGGGATATTTTTTTAAGACCTGCTAATTCTCTATCTATTTTTTTATCATCATGGCCGTTTAATAATTTAAACTCTAAAACGGTACCTGTATGTTCTAGTTTATAAGTAAATCTATTATTTGTATTTTCAAAGAAATTTAAATCTATTTTTTTATGTTCTAATTGAGTTAAATCAATATTTTCTTCTTTTCCTGCAATTGTTACTTTGTAATCTTTACCATATCCTAAAATACGAGCAGCAACAAATAAAGCATTTTTATCACCTACAAATAAATCATCTATTTTAATGTCTTTATTTACAATTAAAGATTGTAACAATTTATCTAATACTGTTCCTTTTTGAATATAAGATTGATTTGTTAAAATATCTTCTTCTTTAGCAGTCATGTATTTTAATTCAATTTTACCACTAGATAATGGGTTATCTTTGGAATACAATAAACCTTTTGATGGTAGTTCTACCTCTTCGGTGGGGAATTTAAATTCACTCATAATTTTTATTTATTAATAACTTTGTTTTGTTAATACATATCAACATAAAAAAAGAGCTTGACATAGCCAAGCTCTCCTTTAAAATATTTGTATTTCTTATTAGAAGTTCAATACACAATAATCTGGTTGTACTTCCATAGCAATGTTAACTGCTGTTCCGTCATCATCCCAGTTATAATCACCCCAGTTAATTGAAGTAATCATTGCACCTTTAATAATCCATTCGGATACGATATCACCTACAGGTCCTAATACGTTAAATGTTAAATCTTTCTTATAGAAATCAGAATAACCATCACGACCAGTTACTGATTCATGGTGTAAACGAAGCCATTCGATAGTAGCTTGAGCACCTGAAGGAGTAATTGGGTCAAATAATGTAAATGAAATTGGTCCCCAAGTAGTTTTGCCTTTTACAAAACGTTGAACGTTAATGTGATTTAAAGCTACACTTGATTGTGCTACGTTAACACCACCTACCCCTTTAACTTCATATGAGGGAATACCATCAATATACATGATGAAGCGATTGGATTGTTTTGGTTCAAACGCTGTGAAAAATATTTCGTTGGGATCTAATACTGCCATTTTATTTTTTATTTATTGCTTTATTATAAATATTTACTTTTTAAATTTTTACGCTGGGAAAGTTGCTCCAGTTGGTAAAATGTTGAAATCTAGGTAAATAAATTCTGCAGTTTTAGTAGGTTGGATGTAGATTTGACCAATCATTTGGTTTCTATCAATAACATCTGGTGTGTTATTTGAATCATCCATAATTACTTTAAATGCATATAAACCTTGTCTTTGTTGAACTGATTCTAAGTAAGGATTTACTTGACTTAAAAATGCATTTCTAGTAGCAATAGTATTTTGTTCAAATACTAAATTTTGTCCTACTTGAGAAATATATGATTTAAGTTGAATCAATAATCTACGAACATTTACTCTATCTAAAGCACTTGCTCTAGTTTGTAGTGTTTTTTGTCCATATACTACTGTTCCTGTTCCTGGGAATGTTGCAATTGGATTAACTTTAGCTGAGTATAAAGTATCTCTATTAGCTTGTGTTAATTTTTGCTCAGCTCTAATAACTTGACCTAAACCACCTCTGTTTATACCTGCTGGTGCAAACCATGGTTCTGATACTGTATCGTTATAAGCAAACACACCTGCCATTACGGTAGATGCTGGTACCCAAACGTTTTTACCCGTGTCAGGATCAATTATCATTACCCATGGCCAATATGAAGCAGCATACGAAGTATTACGTGATGATGCTTGAGAAGTTGCGTCAGCAACTAATTTACCATATTTAACTAAATCTAATACTAATAAATTATCTCCTCTACCTTGAGTATTATTAATTAACTGAGTACATTGAGCTGTATAATCAGCATCATATAAACCAGGAGTCATTAATATATTGTATTGGTATTCATCTTGGTTAGCTAATAAGCTAATCATGTTAGTATAGTTACCACCTTCTAAACCTTGTGTATTTGCTGAATTTATAGCATCATAAAAATTAACAGCAGGACTTGCAACTGGACCTACCGTATTATCACCTACAGCACCTGTAAATGAACCACCTTGTGCTAATGGAAGATAAGTTGCAAAAGCTGGTTTTGCGATTCCATTGTTATCAAAATAATTTGGAGTTGGTTGATTTACTGCTGAAACTGTTACGTATCTTGATCTATTAAAATATTCACCTGTTACTGCAATTTGATTAGTTACTGAGTTGTAACTTTCAACTTGGTTACCAATTACTTTAGTGATAAAATTATCAGCCATTGGGTCTAATGATAAACCTGTCCAAGTTTCTAATACAATCTGATCGTTTGTATTATCATTACCTTGTCTAATAAGTAAATCAAAAGTACCATTTGCTGTAGATGGATTTGAAATTGCAAATCTAATATTATCTGAACTACCTGAAGCCAATGAACCTGAAGCATCTAATGAACTTGAGCTATTCATTATAACACCTTCAGAAATTGTTTTTAAGGTAAATGAAATATTATTCACAATATCACCTGCATCTAAAAGAATGGTTGCTGCTGATGAAGCGACTCCTAAATCTAAAGCAGCAATTGTTAATGTATCTCCTACAACATATCCTGTACCTGCAGTTGTTACTGTAATACTTGTAATAGTATTGCCCGAACATACTACTGTTGCTTGTGCTCCAGTACCTGTACCTCCAGTCAAATCTACTGCTGTATAAGTTGCATCATCACAATCTGTTGGGTTTACTGTAATTGAAGTTAATAAAGCATCAGATGCTGTATCTAATACTCCACTTTCGTTACTATTTTGAATAGCTGTTGAAGTTGCTGAAGTATATGAACCTGAGACTGTACGTGCAACTAATAGTGATTCCCCACCATTTAGGAAATAATTATAAGCTGCAATAGAAGTAAAGTAAGTATAAGTATCACTACCACTTTCTAAAACCGCACCAAATCTGTTTACGTAGCTGCTGTATGATGTAACAACTGTTGGAACTTCGACTGGGCCTTTTACTGTAGGACCAATAATAGCAGCCCCAACTGTGATAGGGCCTTGAGTGATAAATGATTGATCATTTTCTCTTGCTAATACTCCAGGAGATATTAATGTTTCTGCCATTTTGTGTAGAATTTATGTTTTGTTATAAATATGTTAAAAAAGTTCAAAATCTATTTTTTTACGAACTCACCTGTTTCAATGTTAACGTTTCCGTCCCCATATTTTTTCTGTAACATAATTCCTAATTCTTCTGAGGATTTATTAATTTGTTGTAACTGTTCTGTTAGTTTGTCTTTTTGGAGTTCTAAAGTTTGAATATCAAACTCTATTATTCCAAATTTATTAACTAATTCATTTCGTGAATTATCTAAATTTTTAATTTCTAGTAATTCTTCGGGTGTAAGAAACTGGTTGTCCATGATAAATATATTTTATTTTTTTAAAGGTTAAGTATTTTATTAATTGATTCGATTACTTTTGTAGGTTTTATTGTTTTAGTACATTCAAACTGCCTTGTTGTATCTTTATGGTCAGGGCACCACTCCCAATCACCTGGATTTAGCCATTCTCTGTTAAAACATCCAGTACAAACATTTTCATCGTAATTAAATACGCGCTCACAACTTAAAAACTCACTATATGGTAAACTAAATCCTGAGATTAGTATTGTAGGTGTACCTACAGCCCATGATAACCAACTTAAACCACTTCCTAATCCTATAAATCCAGAAGCATATTTTAAATCTACCATTCTATCTTCAATAGGATAATCTCCAGTTTTATCAATTACTCCAGTTAATGTTCCTCCTAATTTAGAATCATGCCATTCATCACCTAAACGTTCATGGGTAATCATTACTACCTTGTATCCTTGTTCCTTTAAGTAATTAATTACGGTTTGCCACCCTCCTGGATGATTCCAGTATTTAGCGTGTGCTGAAGCATGTGGGGCTATACAAACATATTTTCCATCGATTTGTTGTCCTTTATTAGGTATTACAACTCGAGGTTTAATTTCATTATAATCTAAACCTAAAATGGAAGTTGATGATTGTCCTAAAGGATGTTTTTTAAATTCAATTGGAATTCTATTTTCATTAACTGTTCTATCTTCATTATAATGCCAACCTATACTGTACATAGCATATATATCATCGGCTTTAGTACCTGGAGTAATAAATTCGATTTCTGGGTATTCTGATTCAAACCATTCGTTATGGAATGTAGAACATATTACTTTACAATTATGTTTTTTTCTAAATTCATCTACATAAGGGAACCAAGCTAATGTGTCTCCTAATGCTGAGGAATCTAGATGGATATAAACTCGTTTATCGGTAGAATCATACAAATATTCAAAATCTATTTCATTTGTTTCTTTATTAATAACTTCTATCTTCCATTTAATGAAGTATTCAATATTGGCTCGAGTCCACATATTGTTATTAATATCACACGTGTATCTAAC